ATTTGTTCTGCTGCTTTCTTGGTTCTTGAATATAAAGTTTGGATTTTTAATGTAACAGAAGAACTGGAAGTAAAAACAAAAGATTGGAAACCTTTTTTAAAATTTATTTGATTTAAAATATGAAGTAAATCAGTTAAATTAGCTTTAATCGTTGCATCTGTATTTGTTTGGTCTATTAAATTCCCATAAGTTGAAAGAAAAAAGAATTTATCAAAAGTTAAAGTCTTAAGTTTATAAATTTCTTGATGAGGAATATCTGTTATATCTAATTTAATTTGAAGATGACTACCTATAAATCCTGATAAACCAGTTCCTAAATTCATATCCTAAACTTACTTTATCACAATTGCAGATAATAATCATCAAAAAACCAAAGGGCAAATTTCCCTTTATTTATTAAATAAATCAATTTAAGTTCATCTGGTGCTACAAAACTTGCACTTGGTGAAGCTGAGGGACTAACGCTAGGGGAAGGTGAAACACTGGGACTAACCGATGGTGAAATAGAAAGTGATAAGGATGGTGAAGCGGATGAGGAAGGCGAAACAGAAGGAGAAATAGATTCACTTACTGACGGTGATTCTGATATGGAAGCGGAAGGGGAAACACTAGGACTGATACTTTCACTAACAGAAGGAGAGATTGATGGGCTAACAGAGATACTAACACTTGCTGATTCAGATGGAGATACACTTGGAGATAATGACGGACTAACTGAAGGACTTGGACTAGCACTTAGACTTACTGATTCTGATATTGAAGGACTTATACTTGGTGATCGAGAAGGAGATGCACTAGGAGATGGCGAAATACTGGGAGAAACTGAAGGTGATACAGATTCTGATATAGAAGGTGACACACTAGGTGAGACTGATTCACTAATACTAGGAGATATACTTGGAGATGCACTAGGACTTGGGCTGACACTAGGACTTCTTGATGGAGAAACCGATTCACTTACACTTGGGCTTATGGATGGGCTTCGAGAAGGACTAGCACTAGGGCTAGGACTGACTGATGGAGAAACCGACGGACTAATGGATTCTGATGCAGATGGTGATATTGAAAGAGAACGGCTTGGACTAACACTGGGTGAAGGAGAAACACTCGGGGATACACTTGGACTAATAGATTCACTTACTGATGGACTTACAGAAGGACTGCGACTTGGAGACGCAGAAGGACTAGGACTAACTGAGGGACTAACGCTAGGTGATATTGATACACTAACTGATGCTGAAACACTAGGACTTCTGCTAGGACTGGCAGAAGGGCTAGGAGATGCTGAAGGGGATACAGAAAGTGATCTACTTACACTAACTGATGGGGAAACTGATGGGCTTGCTGACGGAGAAGGACTAGCAGAAGGACTGATTGATGCTGAGGCTGATGGGCTTATAGAAGGTGATCTGGATTCGCTAGCACTCGGGCTAATAGAGGGACTTCTGCTAGGTGAAGCACTTGGACTAGGAGATACTGATGGGCTAATAGATTCCGAAGCAGAAGGACTAATGCTTGGACTTACTGAGGAGCTAGCGCTTGGAGACACTGAAGGTGATCGGGAGGGGGATGCAGAAGGACTAGGACTCGCAGATGGACTTATACTCACACTAGCAGATGGAGAGATACTTGGACTAATACTTTCACTAACAGAAGGACTTACTGAGGGAGAACGAGATGGACTTGCGCTTGGTGAGGGGCTTGCGGAGGGTGACACAGAAGGAGAAGCTGAAGGACTTATGCTAGGACTTCTACTAGGTGATTTTGAAGGTGAAGCTGAAGGTGACAGAGATGCACTAGGAGATACTGACTCTGATACACTTGGAGACCTTGATGGACTTACAGATTCCGATGCTGATGGAGATACAGATGGGGAACGGCTAGGACTCGCTGATGGAGAAGGACTAGCACTAGGGGATATGCTTGGTGATCTACTTGGACTTGCAGATGATGAAGGTGAGACACTAGGGCTCACACTCACTGATACTGATGGAGAAATTGAAGGGCTCACAGATTCACTAGCACTTGGTGAAATACTTGGACTCCTTGATGGACTCGCTGAAGGGCTCATACTTCCACTGATACTTGGAGATATTGATGGAGATGCTGATGGTGATGGTGAAGCTGACGGACTTACAGAAGGGGAAATACTCGGGCTAACAGAGGGGGATACAGAAGGACTGGCTGATGGACTCGGACTAACGCTAGGCGAGATGGACGGGCTGACACTTGGGCTTGCTGATGGTGAAGGAGACGCTGATGGTGATACTGATTCACTGACACTTAGACTTACAGAAGGACTAGCAGATGGTGAAACCGATGGACTGGCAGATGGGGAAACCGATACTGACGCTGATGGAGAAACGGAAGGTGATCTTGATGGTGATGCGGAAGGTGATGGAGAAGCTGAAAGGCTTACTGATTCCGAGGCTGATGGAGATACTGAAGGACTAACACTCGGACTCACAGAAAGTGATGCACTAGGACTTCTAGAAGGTGAAGCTGATGGACTAGGGCTGGCTGAAGGAGATCGAGAAGCACTTACTGATGGACTACGGGATGGACTAGCAGAAGCACTAACTGAAGGACTAAGAGATGGAGATATAGATGGAGATGCAGATATTGATACTGATGGCGATACTGATGGCGATGCTGAACCTGCTACTACTGCTGGCTTAATTGATATTCCCACATGAGCATATTCTTCAGCGAAGGTGGCACTCCAAGTCCAAGTCATTGTCTGTGCTCCTGCAGCACCTACTAATTTATAGCTTGCACCTGTTTCTATAAAAGTTGGGCCTGTATTGTGGAGAAGAGTTTGAGTAGCATCTTTTGTTAATACTTCCGCAAATGCCGTATCAACCGAGATTGCGTCAACAATATAGCAATTGTCGGCAACTGTTGTGATATTGAGTACATTTGTTGTTGTAGATGTTCCACTTTCTTCGGCTGAAGCATCAGGTTGAGTCGTTTGATCTGCTCCTGTAAATGAAATGCCACTCGCTTCTCCATAAATCAATCCTGTAAAATCAACAGAAATAGTATTTGCTCCTGTAGCGGGATTTTTTAAATACCAAAGTGAGGCATAAAAAGAACCATTACTTATGGAAGCACCAGCAACTTGAGTTAGAGCAACACTGTTATAAGTAACTCCACTTGGGAATTGGAAAAAAGAATTGACTGCAACTACTAAAACTAAATTAGTACCAGTACAAGTATGACTCCAATTCCAAGGGTCAGCACCTTCTTTATTCCCACTATTTGATGTTGCATCAACTGCTAAAGGTGCTGCTTTAATTGATACGGCACTTATAATCCAACTCTCCTCATCAGCTGTCCAGTTTATCGTATATTCTCCTGCTGCCCCTGCGGTTGTTCGATACTGCGAACCACTTGAACTCCCACCTAGATCAGTTGTATGGATTTCGTTATAGATGGGAACAATAGAAGTTATATCGCCAAGATCATTCATCATTGTGGCAATCATCCAAGAATTATCGTGATCGTGGGTATAGGTTATCGTGGGGTTTGTACTGATTGCTCCAGCACTAGCGGTTTTATCAATAGGATCTAAAGTATCTACTCCTTTTAGGGAAATGGCACAAGCCTGAATATCATTACACTTGCCACCCATTGTGACAATAACATCACCTGTAACTACATCCGGATTAACCCGATACCATATTTCTGTCCTGAGTTCCTGAGCAAGATCATCTTTGGCAATATTGGCAGAAGTTAAAGCATCACCATTAAAAGTAACAGTAGAAACTGTCCTATCGCCTAAGACAGTATCGGTAGTCTGAACACAAACTACTATAATATTATCGTCTGAAGCGACTGTATGTGACCAAGTTACACTTGTAGCAGTAACATTTGCACTTACGCTTGTAGAACCTAAAGCAATTGCCATTATTTACTTTCCTTTGTAAAACTATAACCGCATTTGCCTGTTTTTAAACAGTTTAAAAAAGGATGATCGGGGTAATTGATACAAACTTTATGAGTAAAACTTTTGCCCTGTTTACCTAATTTAATCTTGCATTCTTCACATTCTTGATCTCTTTTGTCATAAATTAAACAAGTTGCTACTCCATCTACCCATTTAAAATGAGGGCATTTATCACTAATACAACATTGACCACAACGATTACATTCACCTGATCTGGTAAAGTTAAATTGTTTAGTGCTAAAAGTTATATCTGGCATATCAAATCATTCCCCTTTCCCCAAAAAGGTATTTCATTTGCCTCAACCCATTCTTTAGGCTTACTTCTAAATTGATCTATTCTCCATCTATTTTGGGTTAAATTATTATCATGTCTTATATCAATAAATGGAATTTCGGATTGGTAATCTTCACAACCTAAATCATCTATTTTTTCAGGTCTATTATGTGTACCAGGTTCAAATCCCAGTCTATGTATTCCTTCTTTTAATGGAATAAGATTCCCGCTTGTTGCAACAATCATTCCATCTTTTTCACTGGCTATCAATTCCTCCATTCGTCTTAATCTTTCTTTATAGTGTTTAAGTAAAGTTTCTCTAAACCCGCAAAGACCACTTTGTGAACGATGGGTAAAATATAAACAATGTCCGTCTTCTGCCCTTAACCACCAAGAATTTGTATTGTAATAATAAACATCTTTCCTAGTAGGGGTAAAATCAAAATGGTAAGTCGGATATAACACATCATGTTCGCACATAAAGACAATATCCGTATCTAATGCTTCCAAACCAGCAATTATTTGTTTTGTTAAGGTTATATATCCCCGTTCAAGCGGTAAATGAATATTTTTGCCAAAATGAGGCATTGGTTTTAAAGATACGCTAACTATTGGTAAATTTGCTTTTAAAAGTTGTTTTTGAACCTTATGGGCTATTCTTAAACCAAGTTGGTTATCCGTATAGAACAAAATACCTTTTGTCTGCCAATCTGGAGGATTAAATTTATTTATTAACCATTGAAAATCATGAATTGCTTTAAACCATTTATTACCAGCAAATAATTCTTTTGACTTTGCTCTATTCTCTAAAACTTTAGATTGTGGGTTATCATAAGGAAAACTAAAATCGCCACCTTGAGTTCTAAACATATGAGCATACCAAGTTTTATGATTAACTATTACTTTCCCCCCTGATAACCAAGTCTTACAAGCTACTTCTACTCCTTGTTGTCCCCAACTATTAAATTCCTCACTACAAATATCTAATTCAAACCATTTATCCCGTGTCACCATAAAACAGGAACCTTGAATTGACATAGATTCATTTAGTTCCTTGTCAACTATCGGAATAAGTGTTACACTTCCATTATGGAAACTACTGGTTTTTTCACTATAAACAAATTGCCCGCCGATTATGTTGTTAAGATCTTTAATAAGATCAGAATTGATGAAACTTCGGGTTGCTGGAATTGGATCGGAAGAATTGACGAAAGTGGATATGGAAGATTCCATTGTTTCGGGAAAGAAGCACTCGCACACAGAATTTTCTATGCTTGGATTGTCGGTGGCCTTCCTAAAGGAAGAGGTAAAAGTATTCCAGTCGTTGACCATCTTTGTAATAATCGCAGGTGTTGTAATCCTACCCACCTCAGACTGATTTCTGACGAACAAAACCTCGCTCGTTCCCTCGCCCCCGCTATTGTTAACAGGAGAAAAACTCATTGTATTAAAGGTCATGTTCTCCCTGATCCAAGAGTTGTTTCCACGACAGGTAAAACCATGAGAACTTGCAAGATTTGTAAGAAAATCTATGATTCTAGGAGATATAGACTCGGGATTAAAAGACAATCTATATCCTAGAATTACTCCATATTTATACTCAGCAGTATTTTTCCGATCGTTTTGGTATTGAAAGTGCATATCGGTATCAAATCTATAAGCGGTGCTTTGAGGATTTGTTTTTGCTATCCAGACTATATCCATCTTTGTTTCTTTACCACATTCAGTACATACTCCACTTGGACTTTGATATCTTCTATGCCCATCAGGACAAACCCAATCAAAGGCGTGTAAATTTCTCATAATAGGAAGCATTGTCCAATTATCCTGCATATCCGCCATCATCTTTACATCAAATCCTTTATCAAAAGCACAATGGGCATCAACTTTCATTAAATATTTGGCTTTTGACAATCTTGCTGCTTCATTGGAAGCCGCTCTTTGTCCAATACTTTCTGAATGGTGAATTATAGTTACTCTTGGATCATCTTTAACTGGTGGGTCAGCCCAAGCACCATCTAAAACAGCAATTATTTCGGTATTTCCTTCCATATTGGTTAAAATATCCTTTATTGTGCGAGCTAAAAATATTTCATTTCTAGCAGGAATTAAAATACTTAAATCAATCATATTCTCATCTTTATCGTTTCAATTTTTTATACATTTTAGCAATTTTGCTAATATGATAATCATTTGCTTTTTTAAATATTTTATTAGAAAATTCCTTATAATAATCTGGATCATCTCTTAACCTTCTAACTTCTTTAATCAAATGGTCTATTGTCTTAACTTGAATATAATATCCCTCAAATTCTTTATTACAAATTTCTGGGTATCCTACCGTAGGGATCCCAAAAGAAGCAGCATTTATAAATCTGAGAGGATTTTTAAAAGGATATTGTATTGTTCTCCAAGATATTTGAATATCAATATTCTTGTAAAAATCAAAAACTTCTTGCCTAGTTGAATAAATTGTCTTATAAATAAACGTCATTCCCTTACTTTCAATTCTTCTTCTCATTTCTTCAAAAGGAAACATAAATGATCCTGGAGAACCAATAAATCCAACATTTATAACTTGCTCACGATTTCTTTTAAATCTCTCAAAATTACAATGATGTTGTGGTATAAAAATAATTTTATTACCTTTTAATCTACTTTGTAAAAATTCATAATTATATTGTGAACATGAAATAATTTTTATCTGTGGGTTTGCTATCAACCATTCAAACAATGTCCTTCCATCAACCACATCAACATAAAAATTCTTGGCAAATTTAGTATCAATAAAAGGTTTCACATAAATACACAAATCATCCTCATATCCTCTTTCAGGATTAAGTTTTGCTCCTAAATATTCGGCTATTTGCACTCCACGAATGATAGATGATCCTCTTAATAAATGATGATCGTATTTGTTCCATGTCGATTGTTTAGCAAAAAAAGTTAACTTCATATTTTTACATATGCCCATGTAGGGCATTTAGCCTTATTAAAAATAAATAAAGGTTTAATATCATTTTCTAAAATCCATTCATTAACTGCTTTTTTTACTCCATATAATATTTTCCCATAATTATCAATATAATCATGTCCTGATATAATTCCTCCTTTTCTTACTTTTTTTGACCATTCTCGAATATCTTCTTTAACATATTTATAATCATGATTAGCGTCAATAAAAACAAAATCTAAAGATTCATCTGCAAATCTTTTAACCGCTTCCATTGACCAATCTCTAACAATCTGGCAATTGTAAGGTGCAAGTCTATTTTTTGCTTCTAAATAAAGACGTTCCATTTTCTCTTGGGATTCATTATATTTATATCCTTCATAAATCTGCCAAGCATCTATGGCGTATATTTTTAAATTAGGATTATATACACATAAAAATTTAGAAAATCTACCACCAGCAACTCCTATTTCTGCTCCAAGACGGAAATCTAATTGTCTGAATAACTTTGGTATTGAACCCCAACGACTTCGGTTCAAAAGTATAAAAGAATCTTGTTCTTTATCTAACTTATAATTATCTAAAATATAATTTAATGTATCCATTTAATATGTAAAATCCAATCCGTTCTTATTGATATAGATTTGTTCATATTTAGGGTCTTGCCAATCCAAAGGCCAACCAGGAATTGGCATAAATTGATTGACCAACCATTCCATTTTATGAATTGCTTTAGGCCATTTGTCGTGCATCCAATAATCCGTATGGAATACTCTTTGAGCCCTCATAGGCCATTTATTAATAAAATATCCTCGTCCACGATGACCTTTATGTAAGTGGGCATACCAAGTCTTTTTATTTACCATAACTTTACCACCTGATAGCCAAGTTTTATTTGCCATTTCTTCAGATTCACAAACAAACTCATCTCCAGTTGAAGTTTCAATTGAAAAACCGCCAATATTTCTTGAATGTTCTTTTGGAGTAAACCAACAAGAACCCTGAAAAGCCATATCCTCATCTATTAAAAGTTCTGCTCTATCAATTGCCCTTTGATACCATTTACCGCCTGTTTTAACCGAATGTATCTCTGGTACAAAAGGAAATACAAAATATTCATAATCAATGACTGGTCTTGCATAATTAATTTCCCAAGTTTCAGGGATTAAACTATATCGTCTGGGAATTACTACCCAATTATCTTTACAATCGGTTTGTAAAATTTCATCAAATCCTTCACCAAACATACAATGGGCATCACATTTCATAATATATTTGCCATGTGAAGCATCAATTGCTTGATTCATAGCACTACGAAGTCCAGGCTTACCAATTTTTTTATGAACAAATAAATTAGGACGGGGAACTAATGGTTGATCTTTTTCATCCAAGATAACAACAACTTCAAAATTACCTGTAGCTTTTGTGAAAATATCATCAACTGTTTTTGAAAGGAATTCCTCATTTCTTGAAGGTATAATTATTGAAAGTAAATCATTCATCCATATTAACTATAATTTAAACCTGCTAAATCTGTTGCAGAATTATCAAAACTTGCATCGCCATCTGCCCAAGTAATAACAGTTGTATTTGAAATACTTGTATCTAATTTCCTACATTGCCAACCTGCCGTTGCTTGTGCTGTTCCTGGTGCAGCATAAGCTATATAAGTGATATTACCATCAACCGTTATTTTAATAGCCATAGCATCAGCAGTCATTCGTTGAAGGGTATTACCATCAAAACCGAGGACTTCACGGGTTGCTACATTAAAAGCTGGATCGAAACTAAGATTTTCGATTTCCTGGACACTTTTTTCTATCTTAGTTGGTTCTGCCATATTTATGAAGGGTATGTTTTATATTATCCGCTTCCATAAGAAATTTGACATAAGAAACTAATGTATCAATTTTAACTACAGTACGGGGTTCATCTTTTAAATTATTCATTTTTTCCATCCTTTTAATTTCTTTTTGGATAGTTTCTACATTATTTGCTAAACTACCTTCATATATTTTCCCATTAATATAAGCATCAATAGTACGAAGTTCCTTATCAAATACTTCCCAATTATCTCCTAATTTAAAATAATCAACCGTATATGGATGACCATGCTCAAGTTCATAATCAAGATAGGGTACTTGTTCTTCAACTATTGATTGGCTATCTTGTTCTTTACCGATAATCTGCGGTTCTTTTGCAGATTCCTGTTGTGTTCTAAATACTGTATCAGTCATCTATATTTATCCTTATTTCTAATAAAATCGTGGATATCTCTAATTTGTTGGGTGTCTCCTTTCCGGTGTGCTTTAATTAAAGATTCACGCATTGCTTTAACTGCTGATGATTCTCTTTTTATTTTATTTACTGATTTTCTCGCTTCATCCCTTCTCCATTTATCTTTAGAATAATAAATAGTCTTATTTAATTCTTTAATATCATGTTCTCTATCTCCTCTATTTTTTTTAATTATTATATCCATTTTAAAGTATTCGGGTGGTGGTCTGTGCACCACCCTCCTACAATTACCTTACGCTGCTGCGAATCTTGCTGTAAGTACCCAATCACTATTAAGTATTTTTACAGCGTATGATCCTGCCCACGAAACGAATGTTGCTCTTCCTGCTGGTGAGGCAGAGTCAACTGCGTTTGGTAGAATATACAGCTTTGGCGTATCTCTCTCTAAGTCATAGACTCCAAAAGAATTACTACCGTGAACATAAGTGTAAAATCTAATAACTCCCGAAGAAGCTGTAGATGTTGCCTCAATTCCACAAGCATAATCCTTATTTAGAAGCCATCTGACTTGGTAAAGTTCACCCATTTCCCCTTTGTAAAGATCTTTTACATCAGAGTAGGTTTTACTATTTACCCAAGTGGTATCACCTAACAACTTATATTTGCTGGTAGGTTCTGTTTTACCGATATAAAATCCGTCTGGGTAAGTCATTGCTTTGTTAAGTTCAAGAGTCTTAACCATGAGTCGAATATTACAAGCGTCTAAAACGTCACCTGCGGTAAATGTTGAAACCGTATGGCTATTACCATAATAAGACGTACCATTGGTCAACTCACCTCTCGTCAATCGGTTAAGGGTTTCTCCCATATTTTGCCCAACAAGTTCAATCTTCTCTTTCATTCCAGAGTCAATTGAGATCAAAGTCAAAAGTTTTGAATGAACGGTGGTTAAACCATATTCAGACAAAGTCATTGCGACTGTTGATGCGTTAATTAAACAAGTAATAGGATTTGAAGCCTCACCAAGTGGATCGGTAAGAATTGTTAATGGGTTATAACGAGTAAAGTTTACAGTACGACCTTGGTTATTGGCATGAGTACGAATCTGCCCGCCTTCTTTTAAGACAAGCTCATATTGCGCACGTGCCAAAAACACCTTTTCGTAATATGTCATTACTTCAGGTGCTAACGTGGTTGTTAAACCAGTACTCGCTCCATCACTTCCGCCAATCGCATCTATACGATTTCCAATTGCTGCCATGTTATATCACCCCTTTCTAGGTAAAATTACCCAAGTGCGAAGTTCGTCAGACGCACTCAAAATTGTATTATACCTAGTTCCTGTTCAAGTTCCTTAATAGTTTTCTCTTGTGCCGTTTTCTCTGCCTTGCGGATTGAAGTTGGTTTAAGAGCAGACTGTGATACTTGCTTCGCTATATTCTCACTAGCCTTTCCAACTTCTCTGGTTATTGCCCCTTGATAGGGTTTCATCAATTTATCCACAAATTTACCAACTGATGCAGAATACGGATTAGCTTTTACATAAGCCTCTACCGCCTCAACAACCGTTTCGGAAAGTTCAGAGTTAAAACTATCTGTTTCAGGATCGAGTTCAGGATATTTCCTGACAACATCTAAAGCCTCATTGTTAATTCGAGAAATTGCTTCAGACTGTCTGGCTCTAAACTGTGCCATGGCATCTGCCTGTTGAAGAATTTTTGCTTCACGTTCCGATTGTCTTTTGTTCAGTTCGTTGACATCAATTTCTTCGCCAGGTGCAATTATCGGTTCTTGCGGATTATAGTCTGGAATTTTAAATTCCTGTTGGCTTTCTGCCTTTTGAAGTTCCGCAAGTTTCTCAGCTAAAGATTGGGCTTTTGCCTCTGCTTCTTTGGCTCTGGCATTAAGCTCTCTAACCCTTGCACTATAGCCTTTTTTCTTTTCGCTTTCCGCTGTTTCTTCTGTTTCAGCTTCCGTTACTTTTGTTTCCGCTTCAACAACTTCCTCAGCCGTTTGTTCTTCCTCAGTTGGCGATTCTTCGGCAGCGGTATCATCTCCGCTTTCTTCTTTTACGCCTTCTGGTTCGTCCATTTAAGACTCACCTCACTTTCACATACCGATTATGGATCGTATGAGGATGTCCGATTTAGTTATCAAAAATTTTAAGGTACTAAAGATAAACCCTTGCTCCAAATGTTTCTGTCAATAAATGACATTTAAAACAAAGTACTCTACCATTCGTTACTTCAAACCTAAGTTCTGGATATAAAGCAAATGGTTTAATATGATCTACGTCTAGTCTTCCTTCTGTTTCACCACAAATCATACATTTATTATTATCTTTTTTTAAAGAGCGGACGGCCTTCAGAATCAAGACCGACTAATAACTTATCCATTCCAACATATATGGCGTGGATAAGTTCACAGTTTCTACAGACCAAATAAGGGCCTTGCTGTCGCCACTCATGATATTCATTTGGGTTGAACTTAAAGTTCGGTTGGTCAAAATCGAGTATTTCTGTATCTTCTTTTTCTTCATTGTTTGGTTGTGCCATCTGGTCTTTCAACTGCCTCTTTGGCATCTTTAACTTTATTTAATATTCTTCTAATTACATCCTTTGCTAAATTTGCAACAATTGTATTTTTGCCTATTTCCTCAAAATTCTGTCCTGCTTCCATTGCTTTTGCATTTATTGCATCAAGCCCGTCTATTTGTTCCTGTATAAAATCCTCAAGTATCCGCCAACCTGCTGTTTGTGAAACATGATAAAGTTGGCGTTCTTCATCAGTTACGTCTGTTTTCTTTATCGCTTCATCAACCGCTAGATTTATATTAAACTTCGGTTTTAATGCTTCTCTTACTTTAGCCAAAAGCTCCTCCTTGTGGTATCGGTTGCTCTGGCGGTGGTTGTTCTTGTGGTTGCGGAAGGACTTCCGCTATATTCTGCCCGCCTTGCATTGCCTGCATAAATTGTTGTTCATGAGTTTGTAAAATACTATCTGCTATTTCTTGTGGGGTCATTTCTTCTAAAATCTTATCCCAATCTTGGATACCAGAATTGGAAATTAGTTTCTTCATTAATTCCCCAAATTTTAATTTATAACCTTCTTGCTGTAACTGTTGGACTAAAAGATTACCTTGCGGAGTTTGCGAACCTAAATAAAGTTGAATAAGTTGCGATATATTTTCCTGTTGTGTTTTCTGGTCTTGTGCGAAAGTTGAACCAGATACAATTTCATAATCATAAAGTATAGAACCTGTTGACTTTGTACCAATTGTAACTTTACCAGTTTTTTCATCATACATATTGTCAATATCAGGATAAGAACGCCTCAATTCTTCAATATCATCAGCAAATAACCGCATGGTAATTGCGGACTTTTGTTTCTTTGAAACCAAATTAGCAAATTTCCTCATTAAATCCTTAACAAACTGTTCCATAAAAAATCTATCGGAATTATCACGTGTATTTTCCCTCATTTGCTGCATTTGGAGGGCTTTTGGAGTTTTACCGAACTCTGGAGAAGTTTCAGCGGTGGTTGCGGTATCAGTTGTGCCAAAAAGATTTAAAAGTGCCGCATTTGCTATCTGGTAAGTATTATTGAAAGTTTCTATTCCTTTAGGAGTTAATTGAATAGTTCTGGCAATATTGTCAACTGCTCCCCTACCAAGCCATTTCTCGGCAGGACCCCATTTAAAGGAACTTTCAGCGGCTACATTATCCTTATTTATCATTACAGGAGGATAAATAGACATTTTGACGGCATCCAGATAAAGATTCCAGACAGAATTGACAACCATTTGCATAGGAGCGCCTCTTTCAAAATCACTCATACCCATAAAATCGTCAAGAAGTGGAATTGCATATTTGCATTTTACCGGTAAATCGTTATCTTCATGGGGATTGGGCATATCCCTAAATTCCATATTGGCTTCGGAACAGTAATCTACCCATCTATCACGTTCAAATTGGGTTAAAACTTCAAAATAACCTTTATCTTTGGCTGCTGCGGCCTGTGGGTATTGTTCTTCTTCACGTTTTGAAGTAGATTGGGAGTCTTTATCCTGTTTATCCCCGCCTTTCCCTCTTAATTGGGCAAGTATTTTATCTATATTTTTAAAACCATCTTCTTTTCTAAGATTTTCAAAGTAAGATAAAGGTTTCCATGTCCTAACAATCACATAATCGCTATCTTCTAAGGAAACCGCACCCACCTGCGGGAATACATCACGGATATTTAAAAGCCACACATCAGGCCCGACATATCCGTTGGGTTTAACCGCCCAGTCTATTAAAGCGAAAAAGTTACCATAGACATTGGAATACATATCCATCATCCTTAATTTTGTCAGAAGATCGAATTGAGCATTGGCATTAGGGACAACATATTTATCAATAATAAGATTCATTAATTTTGAAGCTCCTAAATCATTCTTTGAAATTGCCCTGACTTTACCTGTAGCTAGTTGTGACATTACCCGATAACCACGTTCAATCGCCAGAGTTGAAAGTTTGGGATCAAAAACTTGGGATTTAGTTCCTTCGGAGATACTATCGTTTAATTGGTTATGGAATAGTTTTTCTGCCGTATCCCACGATAACCTTTTCGTAGATAAATAATCCTCTGCTGCTTGTCGTCTATCTTTTATTTCTTGTATTAAGTCCATTAAAAAAGGCACACGGTTATCGTGTACCTCACCAATTAAAGTCTGATTGGTATCAGTTGTTTTTTATTTTAGAATCCTATAAGATAAAAGTCAATACTTTTTCCGTCTATTTCTGACAATATTTAGGGTTTTCGGTGTTAAAACTACAACCTCGTCTTTTAAAAAAATATTAAATGTTATTGTGCCGTATTTCAGTTTTTTGCACTCCTCCGCCATGATTATATGAAAAGCTAAGTTCTTGTATAACAACTGACGCAAGCTGGAGGTAATCTCTGGGGTCAACATATTCAACAACATTATAATCTACTATTTTGCCATTATTCAATTTTATAGTAAAAGTAAATACCCCATTTGCCTTTTTGTGAATATCTTTTTCAATATCCAAATGTGCAGGAACATTTTCTTCTCTAATGTCGAGGGAGTATTTCATCTTATCAATCTGATTCCCCAAAAATGGAAAGATATTCCAATAACATATTTACCGGTTTTTAAAAAGATAAGTCTACTATCAATAGTATTTCTCAAATGCCAGACTTTTTGGAAGATAATTTTAATAATACCCTCCTTCAAACATACCCGTATCGTCTGGAAAAACTTCATGACTTGGGGGATGGTAGGAAACTATCACATAACGCAGGGCATCCATAAGATGATCATTAGCCTTTAGGGGGACACCGGGTTTATTAAGTTCAGTGTTTTTTTCTTCTTTCCAACGGTAAGATTCAAATTCCCTGATTGTCTGGGTACAGCCTTTAAAGACGAAAAGGGTCGGTTTTTTGTCTATTGGGTTGATCTTTAATTTCTCCTGGATAAGGTCAGTGCCATGACCCACCCACTCGCCTTTGTTTGTCCCCATGTCTTTTCTGGCTCCTGTCATATAAAGTCCTTTTTTACCCCAGTCAATGATATTCTGAGGCGCTGAAGGATCGGCGTAAGTTGCTTCTGCATGGGGATAGTTTTGAGATTTCGAGAGAATCATGCCGATATGGTAATCGCTGGATTCCTTCTTCTCGTAATATTCGTCTATTATATACCATTTGCCTTCAGGGGATACGGCTACCCACACACAAGCGGTAGGATTATCAAAACCGAAGTCTACTCCTCTATAGACATCCCAGTGATCTTCTATCTCAATAGGATCGATGACGTGAATGTTGCGGTTGAAGTTCTTGTAGATAAGCCCCGATACCTTTCTGAAGTCTGCTACATACTCCTGGAAGAAGTTATCCTCTGAATTTTTGCTGATTGCTTCAAGACGCGCAGATTCAATAATCTCAGGTTTTGCAAAGGGGTTATCGTAACTTGTAAAGTGATAACTTGACCAGCCCTTTAATCTGCCCTGTTTGGGAGGTTTTAAAAGTTTAGCTTTCCATATAGGAGGTTCGGACGGATACTTTTGAACTACCGTATAAATTGTTCCCTGCTGATAAAGGTCTTTAAACCAGTTAAAACCGTTAGGAGTTGAGATAAACATGGCCCAGCCGCCTGTTGTGGTCATCATGGGCTGGATTACGTTCGTCCATGAATATTCCGTTAAGAAAGCGGCTTCGTCCATAACTACACCTCTAAGTTTTGATCCCCTTACTTTTTCAAGGTTTTCGATTCCTTTAAGCTCGATTCTGCTTTTGCCGTTTCTGGCGGGGACTTCAATTGCCAACTCCGTTATATTCTGGTCAAGCCGCCAGCCTTCGGTATCCCTTAAGATGTTGTTTTCAGGATCATTCCAATGATTATCTTTACCTTGTTTTATGGTAGGGGATACTATCCAGTATTTACCGGCTTCCCTTATGGCAGAAAGAAGGATAGTCCAGCGGGCTAACATGGATTTGCCGAACTGTCTGCCTGCTGAAATTACTTTGTAAGGTGCGGGATCGTTATGGATTAACTGCTGGTATTTATGGGGAATATAATCAATGTTTATTTCCATTATTTTTTACAATTATACTTACATAATCCAAGCATTGATCCATGTTTACAAAGTTTATGGTTGGCTATTTCTGTAACTAAAGGTTTTACTTCTTTAACGGTTTTTGGAATGTATGGTTTGTTTACAGGTTCTCCGCTTTCGACTTTAAAGATTTGAATTTTTCTTTTAGTTTTATCCCGATGACCTTTAACTTGGCAAGCTCCGCTTTGGAAGATGGAGCGTTCAATAATGTTCCCACAACCGCAGGAACAGGGGATTTGGTAAATTGTAAGCATTCCATACTAATTGTAAGCATTCCATGCAATAATATCAAGAGTGTAAACAATCCATACTGCTTTTTATATTATTTTAATTTTTAAAGTCGAGTTTGTGCGTGTGGGGTATATATATAAGGTTCATAGAATAACAATCCTTTTCTATTACACCCAACATATACTATTATTCTACCCGTACCCCTACCACTATAGGATAGATAGTATGCCTATTTTGTGGGTTTAGCTTTGTATTTATGTCGCACATTGTGCATTGTACGACCTAATAGCCTTGCATAACGTTGTAGATTAAGAAGTCTTTTTTTAAGGGAAGGTGATTTTGTGATTTTAACCATATATTACGTTATCTTCATTATATATTACGTTACCTTTCACATTACATTACTTCCTTACTAATCCTTTAAGACTCTTATGAAGGTTTACTACCAGTTGCCGGTTATCTCCTATATTAATCTGTTGTTTCTGGGCGTTTGGCGGGTTTTCTATGGCTATTATCTTGTCACTTGCTATAGCAGCATTTAAAATTGCTTCTCCTTTGGTTCTCGCTTTGAGCTTCTTGGATTCCCCTATACTTTCAAGAGCCGATCTTTGCCATTGCTGGATTAATTCCTGTCGTTGGATATCTCTTAATTCCTGTAATTCAGTCTTATCATTAAGAAGTCTGGCTACTGAAGATTTAGGGATGCCGGTTAACTGTTCAATCTCCCGTACCGATCCGGTTAGATCAACATGAGCCAGAGTATTTAATCGCTTTCTTAATCGTCCCATTATAGTCCTATTATACACAATCTAAAATTTAAAGCTATGTTGGGTACTTGACAACACCTGATGACTTGTGATATTCTACTTGTGGGCTTATTGCTTAGGATCAACAATAAATATAGCCTAGTAAGACAATAAGCCTTCAATTGATTAGCACTTTAACAATTAAATAGGATTTACAAGGCTGGAAGCTAGGGAAGATACTAGCAGAAAGCGAGGTGAATTACATGACCAAAAAAGATTATGAGTTGATTGCCGGATCAATAAGATATGTTATCAGTCACTATAGTCAATTTAAGTTAGGTGATCGAGAAGTACAAGTTTTTAAGGATATAATTAGTACTTTATCAGTTGACTTAAAAATGCAAAATAATCGTTTTGATATTGAAAAATTTAAAAAAGCAACAACGATATCAGAATTATATTATTAAAGCAGTTTAGAACTCGCTAACCTTGAGTTAGCAGCCAAGAAGTCATTAAACGCTTTGTAAGTCCTCTTTGATTGTTAAGGCAACCAACCAAGAAATATGAACAGTTACAGACCAAACAAAAGACCAACAAGCAAACTATTATCTAAGAAGCAAAAAGAAAAATTAGAAAAACAGATTTTAAGAGGGGATTTCAAGAAAGAAACAAAACAACTTAAAAAGAGAAAACAATATGATTAATCTAATCCTAAATGACCTAAGTTACTATATATTCGCCTTAATATGGTTAGGGTTTGTTATTGTAGCGATAATTGAAACAAAAGGAGGTGAAAAATAAATGGATAATATAATTTCAAGTTATACAGCAAATCAAGCGATTGAAGATGGCTATTTCGTAGAACTATTTAAAAATAGATGGTCAGAGCTTACAAATGGCAAACCACTATTAGCTACAAACCATATATTTAATGAGTTTTCATTAGCCGCCTTCCAAGAAATGTGGAATGAATACGTTACAAAAGCCAAAACACAAGAACAAAAAGAACTTTTTGTTACTAAAATGAACTCCAAAAAAGTTTGGGTAATGGATGATGGTAGCGTTTTTACTTTCATGTTTCCAGAAGATTATTAAGTCTTGCGGGTGTTGCTAACGCAAGTCGGCAACACCAACGGGAACTTAAAATGAAAATACGAATACCACTATTAAAACGTAAGTATTAAATGATAACTCTTGACCAATTATCTAAACTTGATTTCTGCCCATGTAAAAAATGCTCAAATGGGTTTAAAAAAATAACTTCTAAGGCTCTATCAGAAGTTTTAAAAACCAGGTATCCCAAAACTTATAAAAGGTTGTTACAACGCTCTAAATCCTCTTAGTTGACATATTAGTTAGGGTGTGTTTATATTAAAGTATGGAGTCCCAAAAACTTACCCCTACTTATAAGCTCGCCAGAAGCCCCAACGGGACTCCAACTGGCGGGCTTTTGAGTGGGGATAAAAGAGTTAAAAAGATAATAGAGTGGGTCGAGGCTTATTCTTATTTAATAGATCAAGATACTAAGTATTTGGAGTTATCAATCAATGAAAATGACAAAAAGTTATCTAAAAAGTATCGGGAAATTTCGGATCATTTTGAGGAAAGAGTAAAGGAGTTAATAAATGCCACCCCTTAGCAGAGGAGCGAAAAGGTTAGTTGATTCAACAGAAGGTAAAAGCAAAAAAGAAAATGTTATTTCCGTATCCTACATTAAAACCGCAGATTATGTCATAGAACAGATTGTGAAAGATACAATGTCCCGCAAAATTGAGGCTATTGCGGGACTTGCGGGCGGTGCGGGTACTTACTTCAGGACTTGGTTTATACAATACTTCCTTAAAAGTAAAACCGAACATTGGGAAGAAAGAGATGATATTGAAATAGATAATTGTAACTTCATTCCTGTTGAATCACATCTGTTTGAAGGAGATGATGCAGTTTTAATTTTCCCATCAGGACTAAAAGAATATGAATCAGACACCCAACTTATAAAAGAGATTAAAGAATTTATCAATGATTATTTACAAGTGCCTAAAAAATACGAAAACATTATCGCTTACTTCGCATTATTTACATGGATCGCCGATCATTTTCCTTTTACTTGTTATGTTCATTTTGTAGGGCTTACAGGTAGTGGCAAATCAAGAGGGATAGATGTAATGAGTCAAATTGTTTATAAAGCAATTAGGGGTTCAGGTTCAATTACTCCATCTTCTATCTTCAGATTAACAAGCCAATTTCAGGGAACTTTACTATTAAATGAATTTGAAATGACTAAAGATGATTCTAATTCTGAAAAAGTCCAGATTCTAAAAGCAGGTAGTGAAAATTTTGCAGCTTTTAGAGTTGAAAAAGTCGAAGGCAGTAAAAAATTACAAGTTGAGAAATTTACATTAAAAGGGCCAAAAATAATTGCAGGAGAACATCCAATTGAAAATGCAGCTCTTGAATCACGCATTATTACCATTCCTATGATTAAAAAAACTAGACGACTTCCTCTAATAATGTCCAAAAAATTTAGTGAAAGAGGAGAAGAATTACGAAATAAATTACTTTTATGGCGATTTAGGCACATTGGTAAAATAAATTTAGAAGATATAGAATATGGATTCTCCGAATTGGAAGCATTTGACTCTCGAATTCAACAGGTTATTACTCCCATCTATTATTTAGCAGATGAAGCAACCAGAAAAGAGATTTTATCTTATATTAAACAACAAGAAGAAGAAATCCACCTTGCTCGCAGAGAAGAATTAGATGGTAAGGTTTTCCAAGCAATTTATGAAAATCTTGTAGATAATAAAGTTTTATTTTCAACAATTACTCAACAATTTAATCCAGAATATACTCCTAGAAAAATAAGTAATGTGATTAGAAAAGAACTAAGTTTACAAATTAAAGAAGAAGGACATGACAAAATAAAATATGTTCATTTAACTGAAAATCAACTTAAAAGATTAAAAGCCCATTATGGCTACACAGAAAAAAACAATGAGACCCTCAGGGACGTACCCGCAAGCCCCGCACCGCCCGCAGATAAATATAATAATAATAATCATAATAATAATAAAATAGATCAAACTATATCAGACCAATTTTTAGATGATATAAAAAAAGAATTACCATTTTAGGAGGTGAATTTATGAAAAAAGGCACCCTTAAAAAATTAGTCGATTCAAAGTTTGAAGGCAAATATTGGCTGGCTTCTAACGAAATGGTGCGACTCTTTGTCGAAAAGTACAATATTAGTGGGTCGGTTGCTTCTTACGACTTTTATCCAAAAGTTCAAAGGCTATGGGGGAAAATCCTTAAAGAAGAAGCAACATATTGGGGGAAAGAAGCAAAACTTTGGAAAGAACAAGAAAAAATGTGGAGACAAAATGACCTACACCCAGCTTAAAGACGAAATCCAAACCGCTTATATCGAATTAAGCTATATCTCAAGGTGGGAACGTATAATGATGTGGCACTTAATAGGTTCGAGCTTACTTAATAACGAAAAAACCATTTTAGGCAAGCTAGATAGACTGGCTGATGAGCTTGGATTAGACTTAGATGATCTTGAATACGCTATTATTTTCGCTGATAAATACCCCGATCTTAAAAGATTTAATCATGACAAAACCGTAAATTGGCACACAATCAAGGAATCCTTATATGAAGAAAATCCGTTCGACTAAAAAGGAATGCGACGACCTTTTCAGGGAGGTTATTCGTAACCGATATAATTCTATCTGTCAAAACTGTAACTCTAAATATCATCCCCAAGTGGCTCACTTCATAAGTCGTGGCTACTACACTACTAGATGGGATATAAACAATGCTTGTATTTTATGCCAGAGGTGTCACCTTCGCTTTACTTTTAAACCATTAGAGTGGGAACTGTGGGTCGTAAAGCGTATCGGAGAAGCAGAGTACAAGCAACTCAAACAAAAAGCTCTTGCTTACCAGAAAATATTTTATCCTGATATAATGAATGATCTTATCGGACAGCTTGAACTTTTGCATACTTGACAACAAATAGATACTTATGCTAATATAAAATCCATGCTACCTAAAC